AATACCTCAACACAAGGAATAAATCTCATTGTGTTATCTAATGTCTTTTTATTTATAGTTGTAAACTCAGTTGGATTATCAAAACTTAGTTCCTGTTCACTATGTGTTTCTTCAATGGTCTCTGCTGTAATGCGAAGACGCATATATCTCTTATCGGTATTTAAACCAACTTGAGCTCCACCAAAACCTTTATTGGATTTAACTTTATATGGATAGATAACTATTACTTCTTCTAACTCTCCTTCTGGAGAATAGAAAGTTCTATAGGAATCTTTATCAAACCAATAAAGTCTATATGTTTTTTGAGTAGGACGAATATAAAATAAACCTTTTCCTAAAGCTAAGAAGTGATCCCATATAGAATCTAACCTTGCATCAAGCTGATTAAATTTAATTACCTGTTGTATAAAATCATATCTTTGTGATCCAAAGTTATCCTGTCCGGGATAGAACTCAACACCCTGACGAATACCAAACATCTTCATCTGTGCTAGATGAGCATGAATAAGCATGGTATCAGTAGCACCACCAGTCGAGTCACGACTTATGGCTGCTTTGAGCATTGCTTCAAAAGTAGAGTTAGTTTTGTTCATCTAGTCACTTTTTATTATTTTATTACGCATCAATCTCATAGCCAGCTGCCTGTCGTTTAAAAATAATGTTTTCGTCATCAGCTTCAATATCGAAGCGTTCTCCAGGTTGAAGACCTAGATCGTGACATACTTCATCAGGAAGATTGAATATAGCAGAACCATAAGCGTCTTGCTCTAGTTCAATACCTTTATAGAAAAAATGGGCTACCATGTTAGATACTCTTAATAGTCTAATTCGTCAATACTCTAACTCTAGTTTTCCTCTGGACATTAATCCATTACACAACCAGACCAGAGCATCAACACAATCATCGTGGGAACTAACTCCGAAATTTACAATCTCATCAGTTAGTGCCTGGAACTTGCGATATTTATTAAATAATATCTTATGTTGCTCAAATAAGCCCATAATTCCCCTGAACCTAGCAACTTTATCTCCTCTGAATCCTTTTACAGGATGCCAGAGTAAATTATAAAGTCCCTGTTCTTCTAAACAAATACGTTTAAAGTCTGCTTCTAATGATGCCTGATAAGCTACTGCTTCAGACCATATGTCTACAGTACTACCAGTTGGAAAGTATTTATCCTGATCTTTATGAACTATTCCCCATTCCATCATCATTTCCATTATGGCTTCTAACTTTTCTACATTACCCATTATTCTTAATCGTTTACAGTCAATAATGTAAATCTTATCTCCTACTCTGCCACCCATAACAAATACTGTATAGTCATTTCTTTCTCTAACACCTGCAGATAAATCAACACCAACACCCAGACAATCAAACTGTGTTGGTATCTGTCCCTTGATAATCAGATCAGGAGAGACAGACATATCACTAGTTCTAACAACTTGATTCTGATATTGGAAACTAAAACTTATTGGTGATTGTCTTCTACGATCATTAAGATAATCAAGTGACCACATCTCTGGCCAGTATGATTTCTCATCACCATGTTCATCAACAGTTACTGCTGATTGAATTATCTGTATCCAATCATTATCAGGAATAAAAGTAGTCTGGTGTATATCATCATGTCTGAATCTTGTACCAAGACATATAGCTCTACCACCTTCAAACATAGTTGGAACAATAACTGAGTTCCAGTTATCTTCCATAGCTACACGAATGTCTCTGTTCTTAATATCATCAGCTGATTTTATAGCATCATCAATGATACATAAATGAGAACGCTTTGATGTAACAGCACCTTTTAATCCTGCACAACAAACACTAAACTCTTCTTCACCTGTAGATTTTATCCCTGCAAACTTCCAATCTATACTCCAATATTCATTCGAGTTAATTCCTTTTGCAATCTTTACTGTAGGAAAAATTTCTTTATAAACTTTACTTTCATCAATAATTCTTTTTATTGCTGCACTCTTTGGTCTGGCAACATCAACAGTATATGAAATATATAAAATCTTTAATGGTTTACGATTCAATGCATGAACACCAATAGCCCAGGCTGTAAATAAACCTAACACTGTAGATTTAGCTGATCCTCTTGGTGCAAGTATATCTACATTTGGTCCAGCAATATTAATTAAACATTCACTATCTTGATGTGTATATAGATGTTCATGCCATAACTTCATATGTTCTGCAGGAGGTTTATCTCCTACAACATCACAGAAATATGCAAAGTCTGTTCGAGCTTTATCAACATCAACTGAAGATGTTTTCTTTACAACTTGTTGTTTAGCAGCTGCACGGGCAGTTCTACGATAAACAGAATAGATACTTGTTCCAGCCATGTACTAAGACTAACCTGTTAAGACTTATGATTCTTCCTGAAGGATCTTTGTCCATACACCCATTGATGCTTCCTGTAGTGGACCTTCTATAGGATCATCTCTGAAGATTAAAAGTATTTCTCTTAATGCTCTATCAGCACCAGCTAATATCAAACCTTGTCTATCTGTAAGATGTTTTTCATCTGCAAGTTGTTTTATATGAGCCCTTAGTTCTTTCTGAAGCATAGATATGCGAGCAGCTCCCATATCCTGTTTTACCACTCCAAGGTCTATAGCTTCTCTGAGCTTTGATATATCTACTTGCATAGAATCTATTTCTATTTCAAGTATTGTGCTAAAGTTTCTTTTTTTAAATTCTTTTTTTGACCAGGTATCACATTCAGTTATAGAACCTTTATACCCTAAAAAACGAGCATAAAGATACATCTGTATTGGAGAACTGGTCTGTTTACAAAAAGCTAGATATGTTTCTCTTTCTTTATCAGATAAAGTATCTAACCAGTCGGTTATGATTTGTATGCTGATTGTGCCTGTTGATAATCTCTATTCTCTTTATAGCGTCTGAACTGCTCCTGTTGCAAGTTAGTCTCTCTAGTTTCTTCAGCAGTTTTACCGATAGTTTCCCTTTTTTGTTCTCCTTCAGTTTCTCTAGTAAGTCTTGTTTCTCTTCCTGTAGTACCGATAGTTGCTCTTTCCTGTTCTCCTCTTGTTTCTGCGAGTAGACGTTCTTCAGCACCTCTGGCTCTGTATCTTCTTAGATCCTGACCAGTGTAGAACTCTTCATTAATACGATCTAACTCGGCACCAGTTTCCATGTTTAATCTGTTTTGCTCACCAGATATCCTTGTCAACTCAACTTGAGTTTTAAGAGACTGTGTTGGTGTAGAAACCGTTACAGGTGGTGGTGGAGCAGGTATATATTCAACTCTCGGTGCTGGTGGTCTTCCTCCCATATCAACAAATGATTAAAGTCTTAATTTAATTTTAGTGCAAGAAATCTTACTAAGCTCCCCCAGCTCGACCTCTAGGTGCTGATCCTTGAGCACCAATCAATCTTGCCTGACCTGCTTGATTAGCTATAGCATTCATTAAAGCAGCTTCTCCTGTCTGTGCTCTTAGTCTTTGCTGAGATATCTTAGTAGGTGAGAACTGATCTTCCATTAGTCTTCTCTTTGCAGCAGTTTCTGAATATAAATCAACTAAAGGTAAAGTTTTTTGCATCATTGCAAACTGTCTATTTGCATCTCTGCCTAATTCATAATCTCTTAATATAGAATCAGTAAGCATCATATTTCTCATTCCTTTAAAATATCTATCTTGATCAAAAGAGTCTGGTAATTTTTCTCTTTCTTTCTTTTCTTTTTCTTGTCTTTCTATAGTTTTAGATCTATCAGGCATCTGCAAAAATTCTGACACACCAAATTCAGGTAAAGGCATTCCTAAGAAACTTTTTTTAGATTCATCATATTTTCTCTGACGACCTTCAGGAGTACCAAAGAGTCCCATACGCTCTCTAAAATCTTTTAGAAAAGCTTGTGTCCTGTTCATTTACTGATACTGATAATTAGAAGCTAATGCTGTACCTGCTGCTCTTTGTGCATCTTGTGCTAATTTTTGAGCACCTACTTGACCTTGTAATGTTAATCCTTGCTGTGTACCAAGTTGAGTACGGAATCTAGCAGCTGCCATGTTACGCTCAAAGTCTCTTCTCTTTGCTCTATCTGTAAATGGTTCTATTACTGCAAGGTTCTCAGCTAAAGCTCTTCTTTGTTGATCACTCATCTGTTGATTATATCTAAGAATAGATTGATAACCACTAAGAGGTAACTCCATACCAGGTCCAAAACCAGTTTGATATCCAAATCCACCAGTAGAACTTCCTAGCATTTGTTCATACATTTTATTCTTTTCTAATATTTCTTTTATCTTCTTGTTATCACCAGCCTTACGTATAGTATCTCCAGCTATCGCTGTAGCAGCTCCTGTAGCTAGTATTGGTATTAATAATGGATTCACGTTTTTTAATTAACTCCTTTGATTAATATTTTATCGGTAGTAAGCTTTTAAATTCCTGTAAGACTACCAACTGCTCCGATTGCCTGACCAGTTACAGGGAAGAATGGTGTAAGGCCAGCTCCTACTGCTCCTAAAACACTTCTACCTTGAACACCTTGTAATGTGAATCCAGGATCTGTATATCCACTTACAACTGTTGAGTCAGGACTTATTTTAAATCCCTTTGGACCAAAATTACCTGTTTTCTCCTCATCATCATCTTCTTTATCTGCTTCATTCTCTGCTGCTTTTTTATCTTTGTAAGCTGCAGCTCTTCGTAGTCCTTCACTAAACCTGGCATACCTTTGTTGATTTCTCTGTGATCTGGCACCAGGTTCCCCTGTTTCATATTGTCTAGATCCATCTATGCCTGAAAAAATTGCTCCTGGTAACATTATTCTTTCGTGTAGTCGCCTCGTTTGTACTTCTTATATTGTAAAGGGTCTTCTTTCTTAATTCTTTCTTGTTCAGCCTTTTGGAATAATTTTTTAGCTACTGCAGCAGTACCAACAGCTGCTGCTAATCCACCAACTACTAAAGCTGGTTCTTTATACTTTCCTAATTTTTGAAACTGTTGGGCTGCTTTTGAGAAAGCTTCTTTCTTAAACTCTGCTACATTATCTTTTAAAGTTTGTATATCAGGATCTTGTGGATTATTACTCTGCATCTCTTTCAGCATGGTAGGAATATCACCAGTAGGAACAGGATCTCTTGTGAATGATCCTTCACCATGTACTTTTTGTTTTGGTTTTCCAAATCGACCTGTACCATCTTTTGTGAAGCCTATATTAAATTTATAAGTCTCTGGTCTATCGACTGGTGCAGATCCTGGACCTCCTGGTGTAACCTTTATCTCAGGAGAATAACTTTTATTTTCTTTTCTCATCTTAGAGAGATATGTATTTAAATCTGTTTTGATATCTTTTCCAGTTTCAACATCTTGAAATAAATCTTTTGTTAAAGATGCTTGTACAGGTTGTCTACCTGTAACTCCAATACTTGGATCTAAGAATCTCTTACCTGCAGCTATAGTTGCTACACCAGCTCCAGCTCCTAATACAGAACTAGCACTTATAGGAACTCCTCTAACTCTTATTTCTGGATCATTTAATCCACGGGCTGTTCCTCTTACAAAACCACCAAAAGCAGTGAATGTTTGTTTTTCTGGATCTATACTTATTCTTTCACCTGCTTCAGGTTTTTTATTCATATAGCGTCTGTAATCAGCGATAGTTGATGGCATTACATCAGGACGTTCTTTTATAAATTCTTTATAAGGTAACATCTGACTCTTCTGTCCACCAATGAATCTAAGTGCAAATTCTTCTCCTATATTTCTTGGTGTCTTACCTGTAGGATCTTCTTCTTTAGATACAGGTGCCACAGCCTTATAACCTTTTGGTCTCAGTCCTTGAGTTATAGGTCCAGATGTTTCTGTTGCTGTATGAATAAATAAAGGAACTCCTACTGCTACTGCTGCTTTTGCCATTGGATCTTCTAATCCTGCTAGTCCTGCAGCTGCTACTCCTGCTTTTGATACAACTCTAAAAACATTTGTATATGGCCAGACATACTGTTGTCTAAACTTGTCAGAAGTAACAGTATTTCCTATAACATCAGCAACTGTGCCTGAAGCACTACTAAAAGGTGTGCCACTTCTAAAAGATTGATTTCCAAATCTTGTTGTATATGTTCCATCTTTTACATTTTGATAAACATCACTACCAAACTTAGTTGCTTTTTCTGTTGCAGT